TAGTTCCTTATTTTCGGAAATAGTTCCCAAAAGTCAAGGTCTTATGACGTGTCAGTTCCCGGTTCGTCCCGATAAGTCAGGGTCTTGACACGCCGTGTCTATAAAAGTGGTACGAGGTTGTGGTATAGTATTACCCACAACCTCGTACCACCTACCGCATGACCGACTGGGAAGACCTCTGCTGGACTCTCTACCGCTACTACCACCCTGTATGAGCCATGGCCGAGAAAGACCTTCGCCCCATACCTCACCGGGCCCTCTGCGACCCCTGTTGGATACATCGAATGGAGTTCAACCTGGGCCTTCGAGGCGACGACAACCACCCCTGTCAACTGTGCATCGATCGGATAGACCTTGCCCGCCACAGGGTGATCGAGTGGTACAAGAGCCCGAGGGGTATAGAGAGCAAGAACAAACCGCGTTCGAGGTGGGGTACAGCGACGGCACTGGGTATTCACCTCGAATACTGAGGAGGACCCGCAACTTCTTCAGGCCATCAGCCGTGGATTGGCAGCGTTTGACGGAGCTGTGCGATACATCGTCTTCCAGAAAGAAAGAGCCGCTACCGGACATGTCCACTACCAAGGGTACGTCGAGTTCAAAAAGGCCCATAGACTTAACGGGGTTCGAAGACTGGTCAGTCGGAATGCTCACTTCGAGCCAAGAAGAGGAACTCCAGCGGAAGCTATCGCCTACTGTAAAAAGGAAGACACCCGACTCGAAGGCCCCTGGGAGTTCGGCGAAGCGTCCAAAGGGCAAGGACAGCGTAGCGACATCATCGCTTTCAGAGATGCTATCAAGGAAGGGAAACGGAGAAGGGAACTCTACGAAGAGAACCCACTTATGATGGCCAAGTACCACAAGTTCTACCAGGGCTACAGGGCAGCTCTGCAGACTGAAGGGTGGAGGAAGGTGGAAGTCATACTCTTGGTTGGCAATACAGGCACCGGCAAGACAAGGTGGGTGTATGATAATTGGCTTGCACTCGGTCTTTGGCGGTTGCCGATGGTGACAAGTGGCCTATGGTTTGATACCTATGATGGCCAGACTCACACCCTTTTGGACGACTTTGCAGGCGCTGCTTCAAAGGTCAGCTTGAGCTCACTACTGCAGATACTGGACGGCTACTTCGTCAAGGTGCCTACGAAGGGTAGCTTCACATGGTGGGGTCCGACTCATATAGCAGTAACATGTAACATAGAGCCAAGAGGATGGTACAAGTGGGCTAAGAGAGCCCACCAGTACCTTGCGCTAGCCCGGAGGTTCACAAAAATCATGCAGTTTGTTGACGACGAAGTCGTTTGTTATACAAGTAATGAGTACTTCAATATAACCGATATCGAATAAAAAACCCTTATATAATGGTTTATTCAGCTTTGTTGCGTAGATTGTACAATGCCTACAAACTCGGCCAAAGGTATGTCAACGAAGCGGTAATACATCTTCCAGAAGGCTTGGTTAACCCTGCCTGTGTTCTCTGTTCTGAAGAGAACGTTGAACGTATCCGACGCCAACAGGTACCCAAAGCCATCCTGTGACTGCATGTCGAAGCGTCGTATTTGGTCTACAACAGCCAAAGACCTCCCTGAGGTACCCGCTGTTATCTCTTGTGCCAGTATCTTCATGGTAACAAACACCCTAGGATCACTCCAACGGAGGCTAGCGGGGGGTGAAGCACCCAATGTCATCTGGAAGATCGTTTCTGCATCTCCTGTTGACCATTGACTGTCGAGTTCTACATCAACCCATAGCAACTCCATTACAGTAGCCCTTGCTCCAATGCTTTTCAGCCTCGGTATGGGTGTAAATATAGTGATAGCAATAAAATCATCTGCTGCTTGTTGCCCGATGGCTCCACTAAGGAAGTTCGGGAACTTATCAGATGAAGTTACCCCTGTTCGTCCTCTCCTCATAGCTGGTGTTGACCTTCGTCTAGCCTTCTTGGTAGTTGTTGCCTTACGTCGTCGTCCGGTAGACTTGCGTCGCCTACGTTTAGTACCTCGAAAAAGATTTTTAGAACCTTTTGGCAAAAATTTACCTTTAGCGTCTCTAGGTAGTGACTTAGCTAATCGTTTGCCTCTAGCTACCCGTTTTGCACTCTTCTTACGCTTACGTTTTGGTGGCATTGAACTGAAATCATAAGTGGGTCGGTCGGTATTTATGCCGACTAACTTGCGACCCGAAAAGATAATGGGATATAATTGATTATTCTTGGAAATAGTTCCTTATTTTCGGAAATAGTTCCCAAAAGTCAAGGTCTTATG